GGCGTCGCCTACCTCGTCAAGATGCTCCAGCCCTTCGCCCGCGGCAAACGAGGCCTCGCCCGCGTCGAGATCGCCAAGGACCGCCCCGGACACGTCCGCGAACACGCCCACGGCAAGACCATCGCCGAGTTCAGCCTCGACGCCACCGGCAACGAACACGTCCTCATCGCCCACCTCATGCCCCCCGGCGCCGAGTCCGGCCGCGCCGGCGAAACCTTCGAGCCCACCATCCTCATGGAGAAGATCAGCCGCGCCGTCCAGCTCACCCCCGGCCTGTCCAAGAAGGCCATCGAGGACCTCGTCAACGGCAAGGCCACCACCAAGCGACTCGCCCTCGAGCTCCTCGTCACCCGCGGCTACATCAACGCCAAGACCGAGTCCCGCGGACGCGTCGCCCACCACCACATCAAGCCCTACTACGCCGACCCCGACCACGACCCCGACACCACCACCGACGACACCGACGAGGCCTGACCATGACACCACCACACGCATATTCCAGTCGACGAACCCACGAAACGGCCTCGTCCCACCTCGTCCCCACCCGTCCCCATATCACCACACGCATAAACCCCCACAAGTCCCTCGAAAACACCCCGAAACACCCCAATTTGACCTCGTCCCGACCTCGTCCCCACCTCGTCCCACGGTCAGGGACGACCTCAACAGCGACCTCGTCCCACGTCCCCCCTCCCTTCGGGGGGACGAGGTCGCAGAGACGTCCAAAACACCCACACCCACACCCCCCCGACCTCGTCCCCGGGACGACCTCAAAAACCACCACCCCCCACCACCCCACCAACACCCACCTCGAGGAGCTCCGATGACCGGCCAGTCCATGCGAGACGACGACCCGATGCGTCGCTCAGGAGCCGTGTGGTGCGACGAGCACGAGCGGTGGGAGTGCGCCCGCGACTCCAAGCGGTCGCACTCGCGTTGCCACGGCATCGCGGTTCGGGGGCTGAACCGATGCCGGATGCACCTGGGGCAGTCGCGGGACCTGGCCCGCACCCAGGGCGAGGCGAACCTGCTGGCCTGGGCTGCTGATGCTGCGGCCCATGGCGACGTCAAGCCGCTCGACCCGGGTCGTGTGGTGATGGACCAGCTGCGGGTCGCGGTGCTGCGGGCTGACATCTACGGGGAGCTGCTGCGGCTGCAGGTCAGCGTGGAGGACGTCGACGGTCTGGTCGGTGCGACGTTCGCGGTGGGTCGTGAGGGTCAGCGGGTGGAGACCGGGGAGCGGGTGCGTGGTCTGGCTGGGTTGGAGGCTGAGTGGCGTGACCGGGTGGTGCGGTTCGCGAAGGCGGCGCACGACATGGGGATCGCTGAGCAGGTGATCGAGATCGAGAAGTCGAGGGCGGAGATGGTGACGGCGGCGTTCTTGGCTGCGATCGATGCGCTCGGGTTGCTGCCGTCGGATCGGTCGCGGGCGGTGGAGGTGTTCTTGGATCGGCTGGGGACGTCGTCGGTGCCTGGGGAGGTGGTCGCGTCGTGACGCGGCTCCTCGAGCGGCCCTCGATGCACTGGGCGTGGCGGCTGCTGCTCCGCTCGCCGTTGCCGGCGCCGGCGTACTACCGGCTGCTGGACCTGTTGACCGACAACCGCGGCTGGAGGCCGCTCGGCTACGACCACGAGGAGACACGATGACCGACCACCCCGAGCTGCTGAACGCGTCCCGTGACGCCGAGATCGTCAACGCCTGTGGCGACGGCGTCCTCGACCACGACTACCGGCCCTTCACCGACGACACCCAGCACGGCTCTCCGACGTACCTGCGGTGCGTGTGGTGTCACGCGGTGGCGTGCGGGAACTACGGCGAGCAGGACCCGTGCATCGAGCCGTGGCACCACGAGCCGCTGCCGCACCGGACCCGGGCCGGCAAGACCTGGCCCATCGGCGGCAGCCGTGACGAGGAGGTTCGATGAGCATCGGCCCCTGCCACTACGACCGCGACCACGGCACCCGCATCACCACCAACGACGACGGCGACAAGATCCCCTGCGACCGACCCCACTGCGCCGCCTGCGGCTACCGCCACCTCGACCCCCGCGACCGCGCCCACCCCCTCACCTGCCCCGACTGCATCAGCACCACCCGCACCGACATCGACGAAATCCGCTGGGCCTGCCGCCACCTCCGCTGGCACGCCACCCGCGGCGGCCGCGACGGCCGCCTCCTCGCAGCCGCACCCATCCCCGGCGGCGACGCCCTCGTCCTCTACGCCCGCGCCGGCGCCGACGGCAACGACCTCACCTGGTCCAAGCACCTCGACGACGACCACCACCCCGACGACGTCGTCCCCGTCCTCCTCCCCCTCGCCATCTGGGAAACCCGCCTCCGCACCCACCACGGCCACACCCCGCCCACCCGGATCACCGTCACCACCATCACCAGCTACCTCGCCGACCAGCTCACCACCTACGCCCAGGACCCCACCGGCGACTGGCTCAGCCTCGCCACCGACCTCGCCGCTCTCCGACGCCAGCTCGAGCGAGTCCTGCACGACGAGACCGAACCCGAGCGCGGCGTCTCCTGCTTTGAATGCGGCGACCGACTCGTCCGCCGCTTCGGCAAGCCCCAACCCTGCCGACACCGCACCCCCGCCCGGGACCACCTCGACCACATCCGCATCGAAGCCGCGGCCGCCCGCGACCGGCTCGCCGTCATCGCCACCTACCCCGAGCTCGGCCCGCCCACCTACACCGACCGGCGCGCCGCCCGACGCACACCGACCGCAGCCGAAGAGTCCGCAGCCCGCCGACCCTGCGACGCCTGCGCCACCTCGAAGGCCGGCCAGGGCGGCATCGAAGACCCCACCGTCGGCCAGTCCTGGGAGTGCCTGGCCTGCCGCAAGCAGTACACGCCCGGCGAGTACGCCAACGCCGTCCGCTCCGACCTGCTGCGAGCCGGCCCCGACGGCGACGGCTGGACCTTCGCGCAGATGGCCGCCGAGGCCGCCACCACCCAGACCGGCTACCTCGTCGCCGGCACCACGGTGCGGAAGTGGATGGACCGCCTCAAGGTCGCCTCCTGCTGCCGTTGGGCCCCAGGCGCCCGGGCCGGGATGCGGCTCGTGTTCTGGCCCGACGTGGCCGACGAGGCCGCGGCCGCGGTGCAACGCCAGGCCGAACGGGAAGCGGCGGCGCTCGAGCGGGCCCGCGACGAGCAGCGGCTCCGCGCCCGGGTCAAGGCCGGCGCCACCCCAACCGAGGCCGGCAAACTGCTGGGCATCCACCCCTCCCGCGTCAGGTCCATCGTCGAGGAGTGGGATGCCGCCGACCAGGCCTCTTGACCAGCCACCGGATTGCTACCGTCTCGCGTGACAGTTGACACCGGCACGCGTCGTGGTGTCTCATTCCCTCAAGAACCCCCTACCCGAAACTCGGTACCTGGGGGTTCTTGGCAGTCCGGGAGGTGCCCGCGATGACCCTGGCACCGCACCGCCCCAGCGGCACCGACCTCATGGTCGAGATGATCCGCACCCGCCTCGCCCCCGAGCTCCGCGAACAGCCCTGGGACACCCCCGGCGACATGGCCGTCGCCCTCGAGCGGTCAACCGTCCAGACCCCCGCCCTCCGCCTCATCGACGAGCACCTCGCCCGCGTCGAAGCCGGCGAGATCGAGCGGCTGATCATCTCCATGCCACCCCAGGAGGGGAAGTCGCAGCGCACCTCGCGCTGGTTCCCGCTCTGGTGCCTGCACCGCAACCCCAACCGGCGCATCGCGATCGTGTCCTACGGCCACGACATCGCCCGACGGTGGGGCCGCGCGATCCGCGCCGACCTCAAGGCCAACCCGCAGCTCGGGCTCACCCTGTCGCAGTCCTCCCAACGCCAGGACGAGTTCGAGCTCCTCGGCTACCAGGGCGGCGTCGTGTGTGTCGGCATCGACGGTGCGCTGACGTCGCGGGCCGTGGACATGCTGATCATCGACGACCCGTACAAGAACGGGCAGCAGGCCGACTCGGAGGCGTGGGCCGAGACCGTCGAGGACTTCTGGCGCTCCACGTCGCTGACCCGTCTCGGCCCCGGTGCACCGGTGGTGCTGATCCAGACCCGGTGGCGTGAGGACGACCTGGCCGGCTGGCTGGCCGCCGAGGGCGACGGCTGGACCGTGCTGAACATCCCCGCCGTTGCCGACCACGACCCCGACAAGGGCGAGAGCGACGTCCTGGGCCGCGACCCCGGCGAGTACATGGAGTCCGCGCGGAAGCGGACCCCCGCCGACTGGGCGAAGAAGGCCCGCGAGGTCGGGTCCCGGGTGTGGAACGCCCTCTACCAGGGTCGCCCGTCGCCGGCCGAGGGGTCGATCTTCAAGCGGGACCTGTGGCAGGAGTACACCGAGGCGCCGTGGATCGTCCGCCCCGACGGCAGCCACATCGTCACCGGCTACGACGACCTCCTCATCTCCTGGGACATGACGTTCAAGGGCACCGAGGGCACCGACTTCGTCGCCGGCCAGGTGTGGATGCGCCGCGGCGCAGACGCCTACCTCCTCGACCAGGTCCATGGCCGCATGGACTTCGTCGCCACCGTCCGGGCGTTCAAGCAGCTCGCCGCGAAGTGGCCCCAGGCAGTCCTCAAGCTCGTCGAGGACAAGGCCAACGGCCCCGCCGTGATCTCGATGCTGGGCCGCACCGTCCCCGGCATCGTCCCCGAGGAGCCGCACGGCGGGAAGGAAGCCCGCGCCGCCGCGGTCTCCCCGCTGGTCGAGTCGCAGAACGTGTGGCTCCCCTCCCCCGAGCTCGCCCCCTGGGTCGGTGGCCTCATCGACGAGGCTGCCGGGTTCCCCACTGCCGCCCACGACGACCAGGTCGACGCCCTCACCCAGGCCCTCAACCGGCTGATCCTGCAACCGCTCCTCACCGGTGAGCTCGACCTGGTTACCCCCGAAGACTTCGACGACGACCTGGCCGACTTCGGCCACTACGTCCCCTGACCCGCGGAAGGTGGTGACCCCCGATGCCCGACTGGCCCACCACCACAACCCCCGCCGTGGGTGACCTGCAGGAGCAGCTCCGCGCCTCCCAGGAGCAGGAGCTCGTCCTCACCGAGGCCGTCGCCGACCTCCAGCTCGCCCTCGAGGACAAGGGCTGGCGGTCCCTCGCCCAAGGTGTCTCGGACGAGTTCACCGCCGACGGTCGCCGCCGCGTCGCCGCGACCTGCCGGCTCATGGCCGTCTCCAACCCGCTGATCAAGCGCGGCCTGGCGCTGCGGATCGGCTACATCTGGGGCCAGGGCGTCGAGGTCGAGGCCCGCGTCGCCGACGACGAGGACGTGGCCGCCGACGTCAACGCCCTCATCGGCGACTTCGAGACTGACAACGCCGCCTCGCTGACCGGCACTCAGGCCACCGAGGAGCTCGAGCGGGCGCTGGGCACCGACGGGCAGGTGTACCTCGCCCTGTTCACCAGCCCCCTGACCGGGCGGGTGCAGGTCCGCTCCACCCCCACCGACGAGATCGTCGACATCGTCACCAACCCCGAGGACCGCGACGAGCCGTGGTTCTACGTCCGCGAGTACGTCACCCAGGTCCTCGAGCAGGGCTACCTGCCCGGGTCGACCCGCACCCGCGCCCAGACCGTGAAGACCGTGCACCCCGCCCTGGGGTACCGGCCCGCGACGCGCATCAAGTCGCTGAACGGCGCCGAGGTCCGCTGGGACGCCCCCATGCTGCACATCCCGGTGAACCGGCTCGACGGGTGGAAGTACGGCATCCCCGACGCCTACGCCTCGATCGCGTGGGCGCGGATGTACCGCGACTTCCTCGTCGACTGGGCCGGGCTCACGAAGAGCCTGTCGAAGATCGCGTGGAAGATGACCGGCGACACGACGTCGCGGGCCAACCGCGCCGCCGCACAAGCCCGCACCCAGGCCGCCACCGGTGAAGCCGGCCAGGGTGTGTCCCTGGGGTCCGGTACGTCGCTCGAGGCGGTCCCGAAGTCGGGGGCCACCATCGACTCCGAGTCCGGGAAGCCCCTCGCTGGGATGGTCGCTGCCGGCCTCGGCCTGCCCGTCACGCTCCTCCTCGCCGACCCGGGTGTCACCGGTGCACGCGCCACCGCCGAGACCCTCGACAAGCCCACCATCCTCGAGATGGGGATGCGTCGGCTGCTGTGGCAGTCCGCCCGTGAGCGCATCCTCGCCCACGTCATCACCGCCGCCGTCGAGGCACCGCGGGGCCGGCTCGCGGGGTCGACGACGATCGACGACTGGGGCCGCAAGCACACCGTCCTGGCTGGTGGCACCGAGCCGGTGCTGGAGTGGACGTGGCCGCCGCTGGCCGATCTCGACCCGATCAAGCTGGTCGAGGCGATCGTGTCGGCCGACGACACCGGGAAGATGCCGCCCCTGACGACGGCGCGGCTGCTGCTGCGGGCCCTGGGTGTGCGTGACCCCGACGAGGTCCTGGCCGAGGCCGGGATGATCGACGAGGACGGCACCTGGGTTGCCCCCGAGGTGAGCGCCGGTCAGGTCGCGGTGGACCGGTTCCGTCGCGGCGAGGACCCCGCCCAGGTCGGCTGATGGCCGCCACCGCCCAGACCCTGCGGCTGCAGACCCAGCTCAACGCCCAGCTCGCGCTCATCACCGACGCCCAGACCCGCGACCTAGTCGCCGCCTGGGTCGACGCCTGGGACGAGGTCGCCCCCGACCTCACCGCCGCCCTCGTCGAGCAGCTCGTCGCCGGGCAGCGTCTCACCCGCACCCAGCTGCTTCGTTCGCTGCGGCTCCGCAACGCCCTCACCGTCATCCGCGACCAGCTGCAGACCCTCGCCGGCGCCGCCGGGGTACGGATCATCGACGACCTCCAAGAGATCATCGACACCGCCGGCGGCGCCCAGGCCTCCATCATCGACTCCCAGCTCCCGGCCGGGTCCCGCCTCATCCCCGCCGACTCCTGGACCCGCGTCGACGCCGACCAGCTCGCCGCGATCGTGCGCCGCACCACCGAGCAGATCACCTCCACCCTGCGCCCCATGCCGGCCGAGCAGTACCAGATCCTGCGCCGCGAGCTGATCCGAGGCGTCGCGGCCGGCGCGAACCCCCGCGCCACCGCCGCCCGCATCGTGGCCCGCGCCGAGGGCCGGTTCAACGGCGGCCTCACCCGGGCCCTGACCATCGCCCGCACCGAGACCCTCGACGCGCACCGTGCCGCCACCCAGCTCGCCCAGGCCCAGCACACCGATGTGCTCGCCGGGTGGCAGTGGGTCTCCGCTCTCGACACCCGCACCTGCCCCTCCTGCTGGGCGCAGCACGGCACCATCCACGACCTCACCAGTCCTGGCCCGTTGGATCACCAGCAGGGCCGCTGTGCCCGGGTCCCCGTCGTCAAGCCCTGGTCCGACCTCGGCCTCGACATCGAAGAGCCCCCGTCGCTGGTCCCCGACGCCGAGACACGGTTCCTGTCCCTCACCGCAGACGAGCAGCGCGCGATCCTCGGCCCCACCCGATACCAGGCCTGGGCCGCCGGGAACTTCCCCCGCGACGCCTGGTCAGTGCGGCGCAGCACCCCCGGGTGGCGCGACTCCTACGGGGTCGCCCCCGCCCCCGGTCGCCGTCACAGCGGTGGCCGCGTGTCCCGCACCGCCGCCTGAGCCGGCCGGAACCACACCGCCCCGCAGCGGGCGCACTCCTCGCCCCGCTCCATCCCACGCAGGGTCGCCCGCACCTCACCCAGCACCCACACGTGCTCGACGCAGTCCGCGTCGTCATCCGCACCCACCCGCCGAACGCTACGCCCCCACCAGGAGGACCGCCATGACCCGGACGCTCCGCGAACGCGGCCGCCTCCTCGAGGCCACCGCCGGCGCACCCACCAGCCGCCGCAAGATCCAGATCATCACCCCCGGCTGGGGGTCCTCGGGCTACTACGCCGCCGACGTCCTCGAGCGTGCCGCCACCAACAAGGTCATCCCCGCCGGCACTCACATGTACTTCAACCACGCCACCGAGGCCGAGCGGCACGACCGGCCCGAGCGCGACGTCCGCGACATCGCCGCCGTCCTCGTCGAGAACGCCACCTGGGACGGCACCCGCCTCATCGCCGAGGCCGACATCATGGGCCCCCACGCCGAGCTCATCGAGTCCCTCGCCCCCTACATCGGGGTCTCCATCTCCGGGTCCGCCACCGACATCACCATCGGGGAGGCCGAGGGCCGCACCGGCCCGATCATCGAGGACCTCGCCTCCGTCGCCTCCGTCGACTTCGTGACCCGCGCCGGCCGCGGCGGCGCTGTCCTCCTCGAGTCCGCCCGCCCGTCGCTGGTGATGGCCCGCGCGATCGGGAACGGCGTCGCCGAGGCCACCGCCAACGAGACCCGCGAGCAGCTGCAGCAGCAGCTCCGCGACCTCCTCGGCGGGGAGAACTCGTGGGTGTGGGTCCGCGACTTCGACGAGACCACCGTCTGGTACGAGCACGAGACCCCCGACGAGTCGGGCACCTACGCCCTCGACTACTCCACCGACGCCGACGGCGTCGTCTCCCTGGCCGGGTCGCCCACCGAGGTGCGCCCGTCCACCACCTACGTCCCGGTCAACCCGGCCGGGCGAACCACCACCCAGGAGTCCCACAAGGAGGACACCATGCCCCAGATCGAGGAGAGCCGCCTGGCTCAGCTCGAAGAGGCCGCCGGCCGGGTGACCACGCTCGAGTCCGAGCGTGACACCGCTGTCGCCGAGCGCGACACCGCCGTCGCGGACCTCGCCGCCGAGCGCCGCACGTCCCGGGCCCGCGCCCTGGTCGCCGAGCGCGCCCACACCGCACAGGTGACGTTCACCCCGCTGGAGGAGCGCGGCCTGCTGGCCGACATCCCCACCGGTGAGGACGGCGCCCTCGACGAGGCCGCGTTCACCACCGCCGTCGACGAGGCCGCGGCCGCCGTCGCCCAGGCGCGCGGTGCCGGTTCCGTCTCCGGCTTCGGCGGTGCCCCCGCCGGCGCCCAGACCCAGCTCACCGAGGCCGACCTCGACGCCGCCGTCGGCGGCGCGTTCGGCCGCCAGGTCAAGGAGGCCTGAGCCATGAAGACCGACATCTTCTACCCCACCGACCCGAGCGACAAGGTCTCCCTCCCCGT